TGGGTCACGAGTCGGTAGGCAGCTTCGCACTGAGCAGCAACAAGACACAGCTGTTCTCCATGGCAATCAGCGCTTTCCTTGATGTCATCTGTGAGACATTCAACAATCAGGGTATTCCATCGCTGATCGATATCAACGGATCCCACTTCAGTGGCATAACGGACTATCCGGAGCTGACACACGGCGAAGTGGATGACCAGGATATCAGCCAGCTGGCCGCGTTCCTCAAAGATATGGTTGGTACCGGCATCATCATTCCGGATGAAGCACTGGAAGACTATGTGCGCGAAACGGCAAATCTTCCGGAACGAACTGATATTCCTGATACACGTCAGGCTGACCCGGAACGAGAAGACCTTCGGAGAGCTCCGGAAAAGAGCTGGAGCGATGGTAATGACGAAGGAGAGGTTAATCCTCAGGCAAACGAAGAAGAGGCCGAGGAGAGCGAAGGAGAGGCTTAGAGCGTTATGGCATGGAAGATGATCAGGCCTGGATTCAGAAAAAGGGCTGTCACAAAGAAAACGGATGAAGCTCAGAGAGTGCTGGATGCGCTGGAAGATTTTCTCCGGGATGGCGTGGACGAGCCGATCAAATGGCTTGTGGCTTTTTGGGGCGAGCAGGCGGCTGCTATCACATACAAGGAGCTGAGAGAAGCCATCGAGGAGGATGATGATCCTGTAGGCATTGCAGACAGATGGTTCCAGGATTATTCCAAACTTCTCGGAGAGAAGATCACGCCTATGTGGGAGTCAGCATTCCTGGCAGGAGCGAAGTCAAACCCTGTCTTCGAAGGAATTCCGGAGTTCCAGGTGAATACCTCGCAGACGAATGTGAGAAACTGGCTGACCACAAGAACGGGCGAGCTGATCACAGCCTGCACGGATGAGCAGATCAAGGCAGTGCGGTATGTCATAGCTGAGGCGAGATCAAAAGGTCTCGGATCAGCAGAAACGGCAAGGTATATCCGGCCGATCATAGGGCTCACTGATCGCCAGGCTGCGGCTAACCTGAAGTTCTATACATCAGTAAAGGACCGGCTGAGGGAAGATCACCCGCGGATGACGGATGAATCGATTGAGCGCAAAGCCCGGGATGCTGCAGCTAAGTACGCCGGTAAACAGCAGCGCTATCGCGCTGAGATGATTGCCCGGACAGAAAATGCGTATGCCTACAATTTCGGGAATGACGAGGCTATCCGGCAGGCACAGGAGAAAGGCTACCTGCCGAAGATGAAGAAGGTATGGTCGACATCTCAGAGCGGGAATGTCTGCCCTGCCTGCGAGGATCTGGAGGGTACCGAGATCGACATGGACAGCTCATTCAGTGCCAGATCCGGAAGAAAAACCATAACGGTGGAGCTGCCGCCGCTGCATCCGAACTGCATGTGTGCGGTCATATATGAGGAGACTGGAGAGGAGGTCGACTATTGATGAAGAAATTCAATGATTACATTCACAGGATCCGCAATGAGCCGGCAGGCGGAAGCGGATTGCCCGTTGTGAAAGGTCGCGTCGACATAAAGAAGGCCGATAGTGAGAAGATGCAGGCCTTTGGATGGGCCAGTGTATCACTGGTGGAGAATGGAGAACAGATAGAGGACTGGCAGGAAGACATGATCGACCCTGAAGATCTTGAGGAAGCGGCCTATCAGTTCGTCATCTTTTATCGGGATGGTGGAGAGATGCATGAGCGCGGCGGTGTGGCCACGCTGATCGAGAGCATAGTCTTCACCGAGGAGAAGCAAGCCGCCCTTGGCATACCGGCCGGAACACTCCCCGTCGGCTGGTGGATCGGCTTCCAGATCACAGACCCCGAGGTCTGGGAGAAGGTCAAGAGCGGTGAATACCCGATGTTCTCCATCGAGGGCGAGGCCGAGCGTGTCGAGGTCGACCCCGAAGAGGATCAATAGGCGGTTGTCCGCTTAATGATAAATCTCAAAGAAAGGAGGAAGGCTGATTGGCAACGAAACTCAAAAACCTGAAGATCACGAAAGTCGATTTTGTGGATGAGGGGGCAAACCCCAGGGCAGACATTAAGCTCACAAAGCGCAAAGAAGCCGACACAGAGACGGACGCCGATACTCCGGAAGGAGCTTCCCAGGCGACAGACAGCTCTGAGGTCGGCCTTCTTAAGCGCTTCATGAACTGGCTCAAAGGCGAAGGCCTTGTACAGAAGGACGCACATTCCTTTGACGAGCTGGCCAATGCCGTCTCGTACGAGCAGATCTCTGATGAGATCTGGCAGGTCATGTATGCACTCCGTCAGTCTATGGACTCGATTCTGTATGACATGGACCTTGACTCGCTTCAGAAGGCTGCGGCCATGAACGAGAGCCTGGGGCAGTTCGATACTGCCATGGCTGGATATATATCAACCTGGTGCTCTGGTGCCGTCGCTGGCATCCGCAAAAGCGCTGAGCCCACTGCTCAGGAGCTCTCCGCAATGGAGAGAGATCACACTAACCTTGGTGACCTGATCACCAAAGCAAAAGAACCGAAAGGAGAATTGGAAGACATGCTGAAGATCGACAAAAGCAAGATGACTCCCGAAGACGCGGCTGCGTACGAAGAGATGAAAGCCAAGTATGCAGTCGAGGTCGAAGAGACGGAGCCGGTAGACAAGGCCGCGACCGATACAGAGGATCCCGATGAGGACGAGCTGGAAGAGGAAGAGGCCAAGAAGAAACAGGAGACGAAGAAGTCCGCAGCTCCGCAGGCTGAGGAAGCTCCCGAATCCGATGACATCTATAAGGGTATGCATCCCGCTCTGAAGGCAGAGCTGGAGAGCCTGCGCAAGATGCGCAATGACTATGAGACCAGAGAGCTCACCGATATCGCGAAGAAGTACACCGTCCTCGGAAAGAAGCCTGAGGAGCTGGTGCCGATGCTCAAGAGCATGAGAGCCGCCGACCAGGAAGCGTATAACCAGATGATCGCTCTTCTGGATGCGCAGGTCGATGCTGTCAATGCTTCCGGGCTCTTCGGTGAGATCGGAAAGTCCAGGAGCGGCGGCGGTGATGACGTCGAGAAGATGTGGATCACCAAGGCCAAGAAGTACATGGAAACCCACCCGGATGTGACGATGTCGCAGGCCAAGGACGCTGTGGCGCTTGAGGATCCGGAGCTGCTTGCAAAGCTGGATCAGTAAGAAAGGAGGACGTGAGATATGTCTACGATCGAATACAGCACCATCAACCAGAGCCCGACGGTCGATTTCCTTGCGGCCGAAGCGCTCACCAATCCGCAGGGCGTTGCTCTTGCGCTGTCTGATGAGGGCGTGAAACGCCCGGAGGCCGGTGCCGATGTGGTGGGCATCGCCCTTGTGAGCAATCCTGAGGCCGTTGCTGCAGGCGAGAGAGTCGATGTACAGGTCAAGGATATCGGCCGCTGGTATGCCGCATCTGAGTTCGCCGCCGGCGATCTGCTGGCTACCGACGCCGCCGGCAAGGCCGTCAAGGCGAACTCAGGAAACATGATCATTGCCAGAGCGCTGGATGCGGCCAGCGCGGCAGGAGACCTTGTCCGGGTACAGATCATCAACGCAGGCTCCGCAGCGAGCGCTTGAATAAAGGAGGGATAAGACAATGAGATCTATGCATGCTAATGCTGGTGGTATCGCTGTCGATATCGCCAAAGGCTGGAAACCGAACACGTACCTCACCAACGTCGCTATCGCGCACTTCCAGGAGCCCAGCTTCTATGTGGCTCCGGATATTTTCCCGATCTGCCCGGTACAGCAGTCTACGGGATATTATTACATCTTCAACAAGGCTGAGCTGGCCAAGGATCAGGTCGGTCGGAAACCGGCCTTTGGTAAGGTCGACCCGGCGATCTTTAGCCATGACGAGGCAACCTACGCCTGCAAGGTCGATCAGGTCATCCTCGGCGTGGACAACATCGCTGCCCTGAATTACCAGAGATCCAATGCTCCGGCCACCATCGATCCGAGAAGGGCGAAGGCCCGTCTGTGTGCCGAGCAGATGAAACTCCATCTGGACGTGAAGTTCGCCGAAGCGTTCTTCAAGAAGGGTGTGTGGAAGAACCAGAAGGTCGGTGGCACGGACTTTACCGTGTTCTCTGATGATACGGCGGATATCATCGGCATGTTCGATGATTACAAGCGCGATATGCTTCTGGCTGGCCGGAGGCTCCCGAACCGCCTGACCCTTGGCTATGATGCTTTCGTCGCGATGAAGAATCATCCGCAGTTCCTTGAGAGAGTCACCGGTTCCGGATCCACGCCGAACCCGGCCCTCGTGAACGAGCAGGTCATTGCGACCGTTCTCGGAATTAATGAGGTCAAGGTCCTGTATTCTACCCAGAACAGCGCCAACCTTGGCCAGAACGCCACGATGGAGTTCACGTTTGACAGCAAGGCTGCTCTGCTGACCTATGCTTCGACAAACCCGTCCGTTGAGGAACCGTCTGCCGGATATATCTTCACTTGGGATATGCTCGGAAATGGTGTATGGATGGCAACCGACGCCTTTGAGGGTGAGCCGGGAACCCATTCCGAGTTCGTCGAAGGCCTGATGGCGTTCGATATGAAGAAGACCTGTGATGACCTGGCTATCTACCTTGATGGCTGTGTCTCAGGCGAGTAAGGAGGATCCTGAATGGCATACATCGTGAAAAAGCCCCTCCATATCAGAGGGAGACGCTTTAAGCCCGGCGATATTGTCGGTGACGATATCGGGATCAACGGTGTTCTCATCCGTACCGGGCGCGTGGCTAAAGTTGGGGAGGCCCTTCCTGAAGCGCAGGAAGGCCTCTCAGAGGCCAGGGTTGATGAGACACAGATGAATCTACCCGTCATCGGCTCTGATGGCTCCTCGTTCATTTCCGTGGCTCCTGAAAGCATCTGTGAGGCTGTGCGCATCGTGCAGCTCACCAAAGCGGAGATTTCGGCGGCCATAGAGAAAACCGAGGATACAGATACGCTCATCGTCCTGGACCTCATCCTGTCGGATAAGAAGCTGAAAGCGGCCGTGAAGGAGAGGGGCCTTGCTCTGCAGGAGGATACGGAAGCGGGTGATGCGTAATGGCGGATGCCACTTACACGTATTTGCCGGCTAAGGCTGGTGTATACGGAAAGGACAGGATGCGCTTCGAACTCGGTGATGTGATGGTCGAAGGTGGGGCTGAGACCTGCGCTCTTTGTGATGAAGAGTATGCAGCGATCATTCCGGCCAAGATCTCCACGCTGAGGAAATGGAAAAAGGCAAAGCTCAAATGCCTGGAGTCCATCATGCGGAGGTTTGCTTATGAGCCAGACACGAAGGTCGGACCTCTGGACCTGAAGCTTGGCGACAGGGCAGAGCTGTGGAAAAAGATGTATGACGATCTGCTCGATGAGCTGTCAACAACAGCCGCTTCGGGCGATGCCATCCTTTCACTGGCCGTCAATCCTGCCACCGGAGATATCACCAGGCCGTACTTCTACAACGGTATGATGAGCCATGAAGAAGCGGAGGGCCAGGATATATGAGGTCACCGTTCACACATATGTACTTAAGACCCGGACAGCTTTGGAAGACCTTCGAGGTGCTGAGATCCAAGTCTGAGAATCAGACAGGTTATCTGGTCGAATCACATGAGCGCACCGGTGAGATGGTGACAGGCGTTATCTCGGTCGCGGACAGTCAGTCGAGCGAGAGGACGAAGCACTTGTGGGATCAGGACAAGCACAGCCTCACACACACGATGGTCGTCCGGGGCAGACCGGATCTTAGAAAGAATGATTTGCTGGCCTCGACCTTTGATGAAAAGGCATACCTGGTCCTTGCCGTCGACAATGTGGGTCAGCTCGCCGGGAGCGGGCTGATCTACCTCGAGGAAAGGAATGATCTGAAATGACTCCTGGCGCAGCTGTTGGAGCTCTGGCCCAGGCGGTCGAGCTAAAGGTTACTAAGGTTGAGCAGCATACGATCAGCAGCATGTATCGTGCTGCAAATGAGCTGCGAAACTGTGAACTGAGGGTCCTAGCCAATCCGAGTCCATCGGCTCCGGGCAGCCCGCCTGGTGTTCGCAGCGGAGATCTGCGGCGGAACTGGACGATCTTCACCAGTGGATCAGGAGAGTCCGGATCCTTCGGAATCGAGTCGGCAATGAACTACGCCGGATATCTGGAGCATGGGACGAGCCGAATGGCAGCCAGACCTTACGTAGACAAAATCCAGGAAGCGGCCATGCCGAAGATCCGGGAAATATTCGCTGAGATAGGAGGATAAAGATGTCACTGCTGGTCGAAGCGACAAAAACAATCATTAACACTGATGAGGTGGCAAGAGGATCACTGATCTGGGCAAAGCATTCCAGTTGGGATGAAGGTGTTTCAGGCATGGTATCCGATGCCACGGAGCAGAGGATCCTCGTCCGGTTCCTGCCTTCTATCCAGAACGTGATGAACCATTACGTCATAACGGCCGATGAGCTGGTCGGCGGCGAGTGGCGGGTCCGCTATTCCGGCGATGGAATGGAGACGGTAAGCACTTACGGTATAGAGGAAGAGAGTGCGGGCGAGGATACAGAATCTGATACGTCAGAGGAAAGCTGAGGAGGTGGATGCGAGTGGATCTAAATCAGCTGGTGTTCACGCGCCTTGGCAGTGATGAATCGATCACAGCTTTGCTGACGACATTTGGCGGACAGCCGGCGATCTTCAACACCGAATTTCCGGATGATATGAAGGAAGGCTGGAATGGCCGGACACAGTATCCGAGAATCGAATATCAGATCAATATGCAGGTGGACACGCAGCGGTCATCATCTGGCACACTGAGGATACTCGTTTACACGGAGAAGAATCCAATCATAGCAGAGCAAATAGAAACTCTTATACGAAGGAGCCTGAAGGATGTGCTGATGAAGCCGACCGGAGAGGCTCCTTTTTGTATGGCGTGGGCCAGGACGGATCCCTACCTCATAGAAGGTCAGGGGATCTACTGCAAGGATATTCTTTTTGATGTCCTTGAATATCCGGATCAGGAGACGACAGATCCGGATCCGGTCGCAGCCCTGAGCCACTATATCAAAAATCTTTACGATGACACGATCGTGCTGGGAATCGACCGGATCGGAGAGTACACCAGCCCGGCTGACACGCCGATCTGGTACTGCCGGCTGGAAAGTATTCAGAGCGCAGACGGTCCGTGTACGCACACCATCACCTGGTTTAACTGCGTGATTGCAGTCCACCTGCTTTGCCCGGATGCGGCAATGAGGCTGAAGATGATCGCAGGTCTGAATCAGAGGCTGGCCAATGCTGCGGAGGTGATCATGCTCGATGATTCACCCATGCAGCTGCCGAAGCTGACGGTCAATAACCGTGCAGATTACCTTCGGGCTGGTCAGCTGACCGTCAACGGTTACTACGGCTGCCTGAAGGATAAGCCGCTCGGGCTGATTGTCCGTAACGTGGTCATCGAAGAGAAGGACACATGAAAGGAGATGTGATGTCGAAGAAGAACAAGATAGCGACGAAGGATGTCGCTGAATCGACAGCCGCCTCTGCTGAGGAAACAGTCCGGACGGAAGAGTCCGTCACGGTCACTGAGACAAAGACGGCGAAAGCCGGTGCGGCCAAAGAAGAGACCTTCCCTGTCAGCGAGCTGGTGGCAGCAAGCATGACCGTTTTTAAGGTCCAGAGCGAGATCACTGCGGCCGCACTCCGGAAGGAAACGGAAGAACTGAGCATTAGCAAGGCAAAGACGCTTATAGATAAATTCATGCGAAAGGAGATTAAGTAAATGGCTGGTTATTTTACAATCGGTGAGACCAAGATCAGGCCTGGTGCTTATTTCAATGTCCAGGCGAAAGGTGAAGAGGACGGCTTCGGTGCAGTAGATGGTATCGTGGCTGTCCTTTTTAAGTCGAATATGGGCCCGCTTAATAAGGTCGTAGAGCTTTCAGCAACGTCTGGCTACGCGTCCATCTTTGGCACTGATAAAACTACGGACGCGATCAGAGAAGCGTTCTATGGCGGTGCTGTGAAGGTTCTCGCGTGCCGTATCGGTACGGGTGGAGCAGCTGCATCGGCTTCACTGGAAGCGGCGAGCGGAACTGTTGAGGTTGCAGCGAAATATCCGGGAGCGGTTGACTACACTGTGACGGTGCGGACGAAGCTCAGCGATTCTGCGAAGAAGGAGATCATCTTCTATGTGGGCGAGACGGAGTATGAGCGCTATAGCTTCACGGCCGGTGACGATGAGGTTGCTGCGTGCGTGGCTGCCTGCTCCAGCTCCACACTGTTCGATGTAACAGCGAGCGAAGGAGCATCCGGTGTAATCACGGCCGTTTCCCAGTCCGCTCTTTCCGGTGGCGAGGATCCGACAGTCACCACTTCGAACTACAGCGAGGGTCTGACCCTTGTTGAGCCTTATTATTTCAACACTATCTGTGTCGACACCGAGGATGCGGATGTCCAGGCGCTGGTTGTAGCCTTCCTCGACCGGATTTATGCCGCCGGTCAGTTTGGCATCGCGGTCTTCGCTCCGGATTCCAGCATGAGCTATGAGGAGAGGATGACAGCTGCAGAGGCTTTCAATGCCGAGAATGTGGCTTACATCATCAACCCGACCTGCATGGCTGGTGATGTGGAGCTGAAGGGTTATCAGGTCGCAGCGCTGATCGCCGGTCTGATCGCGGCCACGCCGGCCTCCAAGGCCGTCACCCATTCGGTGATTGATCGCTATACCACTCTCGAAGAGAGGATGACCAACTCTGCTATGGAAGCTGCTCAGCAGAGAGGATGCCTGTGCCTGAGCGTCAGCTCCAAGGACCAGGTGTGGCTCGATAACGGCATCACGACACTCATTAATCCGGATTCCAATCATGACTCCGGCTGGAAGAAGATCCGCAGAGTCAAGACCAGATATGAGCTGCTCTACAGGGCGAATGCGGCAGCTGAGGCGCTGGTTGGCCAGGTAAACAATGATGTAAACGGGCGTGCGACGATTGCCGGTGCGATTCAGGCGATCTGCAACGACATGATTGACGAAGGGAAGATCCAGTACGGAGACGTACAGGAGAGCACGAAGATCGTAGCGGATGGTGACACCTGCGGATTCGATATCGATGTGATCGATCTCGACAGCGCGGAGCACATCTATCTGATCTACTACTTCCGGTACTCGACAGTAGTGGAATAAGCAAAAGGAGGAATAGACTATGGGATTGAATACACGAGCAGCTACCGATGCCAGACATGTCAGAACCGGCAAGGACGGAATGATCTACAACGAAACGGGAGAGCCGTTCGCACAGGTCGATTCCTATGAGGCGACCGGTTCATTCAATAACGTTTCTTACAAGCCCCTGGGTCAGAACAGGGAGCTTGAGGCCAATGATACGATCGGCGTAAAGATTTCGATCACGGAGCTTGTCGTTCTGGACGGCCAGCTCTTTAACAATGTCATCGATGCGATTGCGAACGGAGAGTCTCCGGTTCTTGCTTTCACGGGCGTGATCGAAGGTCGAAACGGATCTCAGGAAAGAGTCATGTACAGAGAGTGCATCTTTTCCGGTGATCAGACGATCCAGAGCGTATCTACAGGCGATGTCCTGAAGAGAAACTTCTCGCTGCACTGCAACGGCCGTGTCGAGAACAAGAACCAGCTGACGATCTGATATAACCGGATGCGGCTATGCCGGATCAAGGCCCTGGAGGGGCACTTACGCGACAGGGCCGGGAAATCCCCGGCCCATCTCATATTTAACAGGAGGAAAATATGAACATGAGAATGACAGATACCGCACTTAAGGATGTAGATCTTACTTATGACGAGAGCAAGCTTACGGAGCAGGAAGCAGATGAGAAAAAGCAGGTGATCAGGGAAAACGAGCCGGATCTTCTGACGGCGCTGCTCGATGCGGCCGATATCACGGAGGAGGCTCAGCAGATCGACATCATCAGGGGAGAGAAGACGCTTTTCTCATTCAAGGTACACCCGCTCACCGAGGAGCAGTTGGGTGATATCCGGAAGAAGTATACGAAGATCGAGAAAAACCGGCGGTCCGGTCTGCGCGTGCCGGGCGAGCTGGATACTGCAAAATACCGCGCATCTCTCATCTACAATTCGACTGTCGATGAGGATAAAACTAAGATTTGGGATAACCGGAAGCTGTGGAGAGGTCTTGAGTCAAAGGGAAAGGTGATCCTCAATGCGCTGGACGTTATTGATGCCATCCTTCTTCCGGGCGAAAAAGACCGCGTGCTGGATATCATCGATCAGATCAATGGATACGGATCCGAGGATATCAAGCTGCAGGAAGCAGCAAAAAACTGATCCGGGCCGGGGGAGCGGCCACGGTATTACATCAGATATTCCAAAGACAGGGCCTGATGCCGCACGAAGTGCTGGCACTTCCAAAGGGCGAGAGGGCCTTTTTGTTTGCCTCAACGATCGTAAGGATCGAAGAGGCATCAAAGAAAATGAAAAAGTAGAAAGTATCGAAATTCAGGAAAGGGAGGTGAGGAAGTGGCGGAGGCTATACGGATCGAAATACCTGTCAGCGTGCAGGATAACACGGGTTCAGCACTGAGCTCGATCACAAAAAAGCTGACCAATCTGGAAAAGGCGGCCACGAGGGTCAATAAGATCATGATGACCGGAACCAAAAAGTCAGCCATAGAGAAATCGCTCGAAAGTCTGGACAGAGACCTCAAGGGCGTGAGAAATATCGATATCGGAGTCAACGACAACGCCTCCCATACGATATCCGCTATAGAGGACAGCGCTAACCGCCTGGCCGGATCCGGCGTGACGATGGATATCGGTGCCAGTGACAACGCGACGGCGCAGATCGCCAGCGTAGAGGATGCTG